TTTATACTATTTGTATATTCAGCAGCATCCATACAAGATCTAAATTTTTTAACAAATTCTCCATTCAAAGTATATTGATATACAGCTTTACTTTGGTTTCTAAGCACTTCTTTACGTTTTAAAATTACTTCCTCTGATGGTATATAACCTAATGTTCCTTCACCTCCATCTGATATATTAGTAAGCCTATTACCAAGTTTTTTATACTTAGAAATTAAATTGATTTCTACTTTTGAGCTTTCTTTCCATGTACAACTTTCAACTTGTAGAATAATGGGTTTTAAGCCTTTATTAAGTAAACTTTTAATCCAAAAATCTCTATATGTTTTAGGTTTTCTTGCTGTTGTTAAATGCCCAAGTAATCGAGTTTGTAAACTACAAGCAGTCTTTCCAACATACCTTATTTCTAAAGTAATTGGGTCTTTTAAAACATACAATCTTGTAAGTCTATCTAATTCTAATTTTCGTCCCATAAAACAAAGATACATAAAATTAGTTGTGTCCAATGTATCTATTTCTACAAAAATAAGGCAACCTATCCGAAGATAGATTGCCTATTTATATTTAAAGTGGGTTAGTACTAAGCTAAAGCCATTGCTTCATCCAATTGCTTATCCATGTCAGCTTTAGACATCTGAGTTTTATTAACCACTTCTTCAAGCGATTTCTTATACTCTTCGTCATTCATTGCTGCATACTTAGATGAATGGTATATGTTTTTATTAACTCCAGCAAATGAAGAATGGACAAAGTATCTACGTACTCTCATTGCACCATCACCTGAATGAATATCACATACTGCACCGATGTCCATTGGATCAACTAATACATTATGTGTTACAGTACCATCATTTTGGTAGCCGTGGATGTAATTTAGACCACCCATGTGTAAACCTTTTACACAAGATTGTCCATCATTACAATTTACTTGTTCCCAATTATCCAAATAATGTGAAGCTCCTACACGGATATGATGCCCTTTCTTGGAGTATGATGTTCCGTTAATATCAGAACCTACACACCAAAATTCATCGCCACTTGTACCTTGTATAGCAGGCTCAAACAAACGCTCCTCCACAAATTCAGGTTCAGCATAAGTAACCAACCCTGTATCAGGATCAACTGTTTTCTTATACCTGCTTTTAGTAACCACTTCCTCCTCTTCGTTTAAATCGTAACGATGAAGTATCTCTTTGGACACTTTATACCCTACAATCAATCCTTCTAAAGTGATAGCTACTTGAGGTGTAGTCGCCAATGCTCCTGCTACCTCATTACTCAAACCTTGTTCACGTTGTAATGTACTCGCCACTTTACTGTCAGTATAAGTAGCATTGATATACTGTGCAAATAATACAGCTTTAGAGTCAGAGTAATTTACATTACGTAAGAATCTAATCCAACATTTAATCAATGGAGTAATATCAATTTTTTTCTCTACTGAAGTCAATATTCTATCCACTAATGCTTGTGGTATAGCTTTTGACGATAACACATTGTTGAATTGCAAATAGAATTTATTCGTGTGTTTGTTTACGAATAAATAAGGACATGCAGTTTCAACAATCTCTTTATAAGATTCTTTTGTCAATGGTTCCAATTCAGCTACGATTGCTCGTAAGTCTTCCATTGTTTCAACTTGTGAAGCTTTAAGTTCAAGCTCCTTCATTAGTGCGTACTTCTTTTCATCGTAAGTCACACTGAATGGTTTTCCGTTAATAGAGCCACTAATAAGGGTCTCTGTTCGGTTAATGTTCACCATACTCATTGTTATTTAATTTGTGATTGTAATTCCGATATGTCGTAACAAACAATTACATACTCATCCCATAAATCCTGATAGTCTTGCGGAGCATTCTCTGAAAGTAATTCTGGAGGTATAGGTTTAAACATATAAGGAGCATTTAATTCCTGATATGTAAAAGCTACTAAAGTATCATAGTATTTTATACAAAATGATAAAATCTTGGCTCTTCGTTTCAGCTTAAACAACTTCCAACGTAGTCTTAATTTCATATTGCTAAATTACGTTTTTATACCGAAGAAAATTAGATATTTCCTGCTCAACTTCTTGGGATAAATGATAAGTATCTTCTCTACTTCCAAACTGGTCAAAGTCTTTTAATTCAGATCTATCTGTAGTTGGTTCTATCCCTGTTAATACAGGGAGTTCATTCAGTAATAAATGTACTGGTTCAGACCAATCTAATAAATCTTCAAACTCTTTCCATAAGTCTGTATCCAAAGCATATCCATTGTTGATTTTAGGATTATTCCAAATCTCTTTGGCCAATTCTGCAATTTGTAATGGATCTTCACATTGAGCTACGAATAATTGAAATTGTTGTACCTTATCCAAATGAGTTAATAAATCAGTATAAGCTGCCAGTGTAATACCGTGCATATTTCCACTACCATTTACATACTCTCCAACTTCTCTGTAGTTTGCTTTAACATACGCTACAATCTTGTGATATTGTGCTTGTTTCTTACTGTCAAACGGAAACCTGAATAGGAAATTAAGCTTTGACAGTCGCTCTTTTATTTGGCGAGCAGTATTCCATTTAATCAAGGTATCTGACATAGTAATTTTGTTGTTTTGTACATCAAGGAAGAATTTCTGTATAGGTTTAAAATCCGAATATAACCGGTTATTGTTATTGGCTACCTTGATAATCTTAATATCAGTCCGGTCAAAAAATAATGGACATCTGAATGCTTCAAACCTACTTACTCCATATTCTCTTAACTTAGTATCAGGTAGTTTAGCAGTTTGCCAACTACCAACTGAAGTTTGTTCACGTCCAGCACTGGTTACACCCACAGCCGGTAATCTACTAATAAACGAAGCAAATTTAATCATCTCTGCATCAGCATCATTACCATAATAAATCTCTTCCTCTTTCCAAGAATTAATCTCATAAATAGGAATCTCCATTTTTTGCCACTCATAGAGATTATGTACATAGTCAGATGGTTGTCTATCTTTAAACGAGTGAATCAATCTTGGAGTATGCACTACTGTTTTACCTTGAGCTTTACGTCTTTCTTCATGTGTGAGTTTTTGAGTTTCGGCTTCCTGTAAGTCTTCTTCTGTAAATGCTTCCTCATCTTCATCACTATCCGTACCTTTAAAATTCTCAGGCACTTCTATTTTATCATACCAAATAACATCAGCAGATTTCTTTACAAATTCCCAAATAGCTTCTGCAGATTCTCTTATAGAATCAGCTTTCTTAGATGATTCAAAACCATATAATTTGACAAATTCTTCTTGAAAATCTCTACTATCAAAACCTTCCTGTAACCAGAATGGAATTTTAATGGTTATAAAGCCACTGTTTGCTGTAGTGCTCAATAGAAATTTATCCTTACGTGCAGAGCTTCTATCATCAATCAGTATAATTGGTAAATGAATAAATAAACCTATACCATACTTTAATTCTTCCCGGTTTACTTTAGTAACATTTTTACCTGCTTCTTTAGCTACTTTTAATGTAACCATTCTACATTGCAACCCATTCATTATAGTAGTAGGACTGAATCTAATAGACTTGTTCATTGGAAAGAATGGCTGTACCTGAGATATATCAATAATCCCTGCCAATCTACTAATTACTGTATCATCTCCACCAGCTTGATACCTTGAAGATATTTGATAACATATTCGTAACCATTTAATGAAATCATTTTCCTTCAACTCATCCTGTACAAACTTAGTAGCGGTCTTCACTACATTTTGGAATCGTTCAAGAATCATTTTCTTGGTCACATCATCCCATACAATACTTTCCCTGCTTGGGTTTATACTGACTAATTCCGGAGCCACTTTAATACCTATGTTACCATACTTCTGCTCCAGTTCCAATTCATCAAAGTTTATGAAGCCATAGTTTACCTTGTCAATTAACAAATGAGGTTTACTCCAATAACTGTTATCTGACAATATAATTTGTTCATCTTCATAAAATATATCAGCCTTGTAATCTATTATCTCATTGTACCCATTCTCTTTACGTACAATCATCTCCACATTATCAAAATAAAGTAACTGACTCCTAACAGCATCAATGTATTGTTGTCTGTGATGTTTCTTAGCCTCAATGGTAATAGTCACGCCATTTGGTTTATCCGTAGGTTCACAATACAACGCATATCCATTGGAGAATTTATGTTCTATATTCTCTTTATTCCCTTCCAAATCATATTTAGGTATAAAACTTTCCACTTTACCACTATACACATTGAACCTGTATAACTTACCGTTGTACCTGTTTTCAACAGTATAATATGGCATAATGCTTAGTGGTGATTTATTACCTAATCCGAATCTTCCTCTTGAGAATGTATTCAAACGCTTGCTGCTGTAACCGAGGCTGAAGTACTTTTCTAATCTTCTACCACCTAATCCAACACCATTGTCTTCAATCTGTATATAGTCCTTGTCAATACCTTTTCCTTCCACATACAATATATGGACTACTTGGTCATCGCTTAAATGTTTAGGATTATAGTAATCCTTATCGAATTTACTATCTTGATACACTTCTCCGTCTTTATCAACAAAATATTCTTGTACTGTGTGGCTGCCATTCAATATACTCTTAGCAACTTCTCTTTCAGAAATTGCATCTAAGCCATTAGAGACAAGTTCACGAACAGCACTTTTAATAGGGAATTGATATTGGTATTTTTGTAATACATCCAACATCATACCCATTGCAGAGTGTTCAATTTGTTTATCAAAACCACCCTGTATTTCTACATGTTCTTCAGTTTGTACTGCCATTAATTTAGTTTTGTAACGAGTTCAAAAAAATCATCTTTGTCCACTTCAAACCTTTTTCCATCATTTAAGAATATAAGTACTACAGCAGGATTACGAGTCATATAGTCTATTGCTAATCTATCTACTTTTCCTACATAAGTCTTAGTTTCAAATTGAGTATAATAGGTAATTTTTACTAACTTATTCGCATATTCTTTTTCCAAGTATTCTTCGGCTTCAAGAGGTGTTTTAAATGTTAAGTTTGCCATAATAGTTCTTTAATCAATTTAACCGTTTGCTCAACACCATATACTGCACAATAATCTGTAATATCTTTTTGTCCACTTTCTAATGGAACTTGTAACATCTTAAAAGGATACTTTGCTGCTTTGTGTTTTTCATCGTTGTCAAACAATGTGACTATGTTCTTATACCTATTTACCATGTGAGATACACATAATTCAGGTAGCATGATATTCTCTCCTCTCGGAGCAATAGCATCATACCCTAATGAACGTAAACACATTACATCTTTATAGGCTTTGGTTATTATTAGTGTATCATTTCCTTTAAGTTGTTGCAATCCGGAAATACAAGAGTCAATCCAATTATTTCGGAATTTCTTCTTCTTATCCTGAAACGGAAAATAGATTTGATACTTATCGTATATGCGGTATGAATATCCTAATCCTTTAGGATACGATGGATATTGTTGAGTAGCCGTAAGCCAATAACAATCTATAGCCCTGACATTGTATTCTGCAAGTATAGTTTCACTGACATTGTATTGTTGCCAGTATAACAAATCTCTTTTAGAAAATGGTTTGCTAAGAACTTTGATATTAATAGGTTCCATGAACTTAGGTTCTTTAAATATAAGTAACCCATCATCCATTTTATCAGCACCTCCTAAACCAAAATCTCCACATACTTTCCAATAAGCTTGTGTACGTGTATTTACATTGTCAAACAAATGTTCTACTAAATCAAAAATATCTTTAGGCCCGTGTGATGATATAGCTTGATCTTTCCATAAATATTCAGTAGGTAAATTACCTCCACCAAATGTATATTTACGCTCAAAAATTGCAAACGATGGATCTGCATCACCTAAGCGAATTGGTGAAGAATACTTCTTACCTATATACGGTTCAAATTTTAAATAATGACAATAGAGCGAATACTCGTCTACTCGCTCTAAAATGTCATCATCTGAATACCCTAAGTATTCTTGCATACTATATATGTTTAAACTTCTGCTTGGTTAGGTTCACCAAAAATATTTGTAACACTTTCCGGAGCTACTTCTGTAAGAGTATCAGCAGCAGCTTGAGCGATAGGAGTACCATCATTCAAGCCTTTGTCTAATTCGTACTTTGTAAATTTCAACTTGCTTTGTTCTTTAGGAATTAAAGCAAGTTCTATAAACGGATTATCACGTACAAAACGCTCTCTAAATTGAGCATAGTGTTTCTCTTTAGATTGTCTAACTAATAATAATCTTACAGCACAATCATCTTTACCTAAAAAAGGAGTTACCTGAGCAACAAATTGATTAGCTAAGTTAATGAAGCATTGTTTAATTACTGGTTCAGTGATAATCATTTGTTCACGATTTTCACGGGTAATAGAATCCATACCTGCAAACATGTTGAACTTAATTTGGTCAGTAGTTGTGAAACAAGATAATATTTGGTGCAAACTATTTTTACGTTCGCCCAAAGCATCTAATGTTTCCTTAACTAAATCAGCCTGACTCTTCTTTGTACCTTCTTTAGTTTCTGCTAAAGGAGGTAAAGGAGGCCACATACGAATTACAGTTCCACCACCAGAACCTGTATCAACTACACCATCTCCAGCTAACTGGTCAAATGCGTCTAATTCCTTTGCAACATTACCCTTTTCTACGAAAGATAATTGCAAGGATGTTTTGTTGTTGTCTGTCTTTACTTCCGCACCGGATAGAAGGACATTTTCATTAATACCTACTGATACACTCATTTTATACAATTTATACGTTTAATAATTAATCCTTTAACTGATTTATTTTGGCCACTTAAACACATAGTTACACAAGACTGATTACATCCAAGCACTCTTGCAAGTTTACTTCCAGTTCTAAAAGTTCCAAAATATTTATTGGTCTTTTTATAAAATACATGTAGTATAAAAGAAGAACGTATTTCCGCTATGGTTATACAAGAAGTACGAATTTTTCCTCTTGTATCAATACTCAAAGTATTTCCTGTAAGAGCTATAGAAATTTTTTTACGAGTTTCTGTAGAAATTATTTTGCCTTTATGTACTTTAGAACTGTGTTCAGCCCATTCTTTTGTAGTTGTATGTTTAGGTGTATATCCATACATTCCTTCACCGCCAGCAGTTTGGTTAGTAAGATTAAATCCCCACACTTTAAACTGAGCAATCCAATATTGTTCCATTAAAACCCAATCATTTCCAACTTCATCAACAATTTCCATTAAAGGCAATAAATTTTGAGTTTTCAATGATTTAATCCAATTAGAACAATGCGTTTTACTTTTAGTCGTAATGTGAGTTTGATACCTTGTTTTAAGTCTGTTAGTTTTACCAACATAACGAACTTCTCCTGTTATTGGATGAGAAAGTGTATAAATATAAATAACCATAAATCAATTATTAGAATTCTAAAAATCACCAATTACCGATTACCTAATTAGGCTTCCGGTTGTACATCAGCTTCTTCGTCTGCCTGTTGTACACCTTCTTCTTTTACATCAAGAAGTTGTACTGGTACTAAAGCAAACACATCAACATTATCTCTACGTTGATAATCTGCTTTACCTTTGTCTGCTCCACGATTTACTTTCTTAGGGAATAACAAGATACCATTTGAAGACAATGCTTTTAAATTAACTGATTGATCCATCAACAAGTCAATAAATCCTTCTTCATTAGGTTCTATATTATATACCTCTTTAATTGTAGGTAACAACTCGTTCTCTCCATAAGTGGCAGAACCTTGATCCATTACAGATGAAAATGGAGTACCATCTTCATTGTATTTGGTTGAAGCGAACAAATCCACTTTAGGTTGGTCTTTAGTTACAAGAGCTACAGCAATGAATGCTTTAGGACTATTACATTGAGACCAGCTACGACTATCAACTATATCCATACCATAACCAGTACCTTCTGGATATTCGTATGAACGCTTTTTAATGATTTTATTGTCTTCACCTGTTTTTTCTTCAATGGTTACAATAGCTTTTGGATATTCTAATCCAAACGTATCAACCAATGTTTGTGATGGGAAAATACTACCATCTTTCCAAATACGGATACCCATAAACGTAGGTTCAGGATTCCATTGCTTTTTAACTCCACCACCGGTGCGAGTTGGTTTTGTGACTTCACTAATGGTCACATCATTCAAGAATGATAAAAAACTCATGTGTTACTTATTAAATTGTGATTAAAAAATTACTCTCCTGCATAATACTCGTCAGCAGCCTTAAATACCATTGCCAAATCATTAGGTATAAGAAAACTGCTGAACATACCTCGTGGACTTTTGGCTGGAATTTCCACACCATTAATCATAGTTCTATTAGTAATGAAATTATACGAGGCATTACCATCTTTATCATAACTTACATTTGTAAATAAAGCTATTGATACTACTGACAATGGACTATATTGATCATCTACTAATTTACCTACAGTCTTAGGTTTCTTCTTAACTTTGATAGAATTACTTGTTTCATCTTCTTCGTGTAACATAAATGCTACATTCAAATCTGCCCGCATATTCTTTGCAGCTACTAAAATACCTTGATAAGCACGAGCTATCTCAGTAAATTTACTGAATCCAGTTTCCATTGCTTTTAAGAAAAACAATTCCGTCATAACAAAACCTGAATCATCAATGATTAGATTTTTAATGTGCGGTTGTTTAGTATTTATTTCTTCCATTATAGCTAAAATAGCTTTAGAAGTTGTCATACTAATCATGTTTTTGTTAGCAAGAGAATACTGACTACTACTTCCTTTAAATGGAAGTGGTTTATTCGCACAGTTGATTACAAAGGTCTCTTTAGGATTGAGTGTTTCTAAACTTGTACTCTTTCCTGTCCCTGTATCACCTACGATTGCAACAATTTTAGCCATTTAAATGTCTTTTGGACTGTATTGTTGAACGATATTGTCCAACATTTTTGCTTCATTATAAAACGGTATCATCACATCTTCATCGAGACTATCCGGTAAATCTCTGCTTATACCTGCAATAGGATTAAGAAATAGTGGTACAATTTTATTAGCAGCACCATAACGGTTTTTCATTAGACAACCAGCAATCATATAATCACCCATACCACCTGCTGAAACCTTTGAAGTGTTTATACCCCAAAAATCCTCTATATCGAATAGGTATGGTTTTACCAATCCTATTACTATTTCTGCATCTCTGAAAGTAGCTTTGCTATCACCGAAATCCAATCTTGTAGGAATAATGGCTGACGCTTTTTTACTACCAATTAATGCACCCATAGTTTGCCTTTTAGATTGCAACAAATCTGTCGAAAATTGTTGTATGAACACACAAGTAGTCTGAAACAAATTACGAAGAATGATTCCATACCGACTCATCTTATCAATTACACTTTTGGTATTCAATCCCATTTCAGGACTTAACAAACCTAAGTGGTCAATAACAAGCATAGTATAGGCCCTCGGATCATGTGGTATATACTTTATAATATGTCCACGTTTGCCTTTCTTCTTGTCTGCCTCTGTTATCGGTGAACGTACAACTGTACCCGCTTTCTCATAATGGTGTTCTATTATGTCTTCAAAAACCTTTGTAGGATGCACAGCACCATCAATAATGATTATGTCTTTCATCATTTCCTGTACTTGTGTATATCCTTCCATGATAATAGGTAAATCCTCGTCACTGAGGTACTTCCCACTAATCCGGCCAATGATAAATTCAGAAGGGATACACTTCCCTGTCTTCATGTAAACATAGTAACTCACCCATCTTGCCATCTTATCCAACTTGGACATCTCAAAGGAACAATAATAGATTTTGATTGGGATACCTTTAGCCTTTGCATCGGCCCATGTACTCAATACAAACATATAGTCTGTGAGTGTAGTTTTACCAACCCCGGAATCTGCCCCTATTAAATAAAAACGTCCTCTTTGTGTCCCATAGATATAACGGTTAATCCTTTGCAAACCATTTCCAAGACCTGCGTTCAATCCTTTGCGTCCGCTTTGAACCTGATATATGAAGCTATTAAAATCCTGATCTTCCCAAGAAGACCATTGGAGCTTCATTTCATCATCCGAATTCATAATTTGTTCCTGTTCCATTGTCAATAGTTTGCTTTATATGTTTAGTAAGTTGTTCACTTCCTTCATCTGCTTTACTCAATAATTGTGCATAATCACTTCTCCATTCACCACTTGACATATAAGTACCAATGGCTTTTTTCCACCTGATAGATGATTTATAATATAAAGCAATAGCCATAGCTAATACATCATATCTATACCCTTCTTTCAACGCTTTTTGAAATGCTTTCATACCATCTTCACTATACTTGTTACCACTATACACGTTACCATTACTGGATTCCATTTTAGAAGGGACTTGACAACCTATAATGAAGTTTTGGTAAAAGTCCACCCAATCTTTATAGGTATATTTTCCATATTGTTCAGGTATAGGAAAAGTGGGTTTAATAACAGTAACTTCTTTACTTGCACTCTCTTTTTCAGGGGCAACTAAGGTAGGACTTTTAAGGCTGGATTTTAAATCATCGTGAAAAGACTTTGTCAATAAAAATCCTCCTTTAGTAGTCTTGTATATGTAACCTTTTATGAGTAACCATTCTACTACTTGCTGTATATCCATAATCTACTTTTTAATATCGGGTACTCGTACAATAAATTCACGTATCCTTGATGTTTCAAATTCTTTAATAGCACTGTTATACCATTGTTCATCTGCTGTACCTATAGCTACAAGTATTACAATACGAGCTTTAAATCCCATATCGTCATACCTTCGTCTGATAATGCGACCTATACGTTGTACAAGGTTTCTATCCACACTGTCCACTTGTACAATTAATGCTTGGTCTGGAGTAGTAAGGTTCTTTCCTTCATTAAGTGCCCTTACAGCTCCCAATAGGTTAATATCCTTACGTTGAAACGCCTGAAGTGCTTTGTCATCTGACTTTGAGTGATACACATCATTACCACATAACTCATTTGCCTGTTCTATACTACCTGCAAATACAATGGTCCTTTTATCCTTTACATTCAATTGCTCCATACATTGTTTAGCTAATCGTAACTTGGAAGGTAAATTGTACAGAAAGTTCATACGTTTTGAGATTACTGAAAACTTCAAAGCTTCAATTTTCTTGATTACGGCCCATGATATACGCTTAGTGAGTTTAGCATAATGTACTTTTTCTGTTCGTAATTCATTAGCTTTAGTACCACATGGTATATTCTTAGTGACCCCATCAATGTAGAATTTACATATCATTACCTCAAAATCGGCAATCAAACCTAAATCTACAGCTTCATCTGTCGATATAGTATGAACTGGTGGCAATAATCGTGTAATTAAATCCACTCGTTCTTTGTCATCCTCATACTTCGTTTTAGGAAACGTAGCAGTAAGCCCCAATACAGGTTTAGTAGGGTATAGAGAGAGTTTACGTAAATTAGGCATAGTCAATCTATGACATTCATCATAAATAATGAAATCATACTTCTCTAAATCTTCTTTTGCCAATGAAGCATAACAAACACTTTTAATACCTTCCATACTTATTTCCCACTTCCTAAACTCTTCTGGCCAATCTACATCTCGCATTTCTTCGGTTGGAGTAACTAACAATCCTTGTGGTAAACCTATACCGTTTAATTGAAGGTAGTCGTGTCTCAGATCTTCTATACAATCAATAGCTGCTTTGGTTTTACCTACTCCAGTAGCGTACACAAGTGTGCCTATTCTATAGTTCTCATTCCACAATCTTCTTCCTTCTTTTTGGACGGCTATCTTGTTTTGTAGAGCTTGTTCTGCTGTTACCATGTTCTGTTGTTTTTACGGGTTCAATAATACATACACCATCGTTTATTAAGTCAAAATTAATTCTATCCAATAAAGAGATTATACGTTTAATGTTCCGTTTGTACGTGTTAATATTACCTGTCAATACATAAACTTTTTCAGGGGTACTAAAATTGGTAAACTGCGTATGTAACTGACTTGCAGTATTACGCAATTTACCAAAATATTCCCTCATAAACTCTACGGCAGGTATATCATGTTCTTTTACTGACATAATCCTTTGTCTTTTGCGAAGCTTTGTACGAGTAATGCTAAATCTCCAGTACTACATTCATCTATCTTTAGATTACCACTTGAACTAATATATAACTTGTTTACACCTGCAATGTATGCTTGTTGTACAAGATTAGACATTAGTTCTAACAGTTCTCCAGTTTTACGATTTAGCATTAAATCATACACTTCTTGTTTACGATTACGATAAGATTTCTTATCTGTTAAGTATTCCATTTTATTTGTTTACGATAAATAATTTGTTGATTGCTCTTGTAGCTGCAACATATTTCAGCTTTGGTATTAAATCTTTAGTAGGAGATGAATTTATATCCCACTCATTCATAAATACGTAAGAATACCCTGAACCTTGCGATTTGTGTATCGTTATGGCATAGTTGTACTTTACATTAGCGAATACATTAAGCACTCCATAATACCAAGTCCATATATGTCTTCTGACATCATAGTCTTTGCAGTTTAAAGCATTGTTCTTAATCTTGTTACAAACAGTGGTAAATAACAATTCGGAATCCTCGTGTAATATCTGAATATCCACATCACCTTGTGGTTTTCCTTCAACATACTTACTTAGTTCAGACTTTACCTGTACATCATACACATTGAATGTTTCAGTATAATCTACCCAATCCCAAATTTTAATAGTTTTAGGATAAGGTATATTAGGATTGTTTGCTCTGCTTTGTTCTAATGGATCCATCTTGTCATAGTATTGTAATATTTCACTATCAGAACCACATATCACTTCCACAGTTTCCCATAATTTGTACTTAATTTGACAAGGATGTATTCTAAGTATTTTCCGTACTACTAATTCTTCACTTGTAGAAAACAATACCATTTTCTTCTTATCAACTTCCTTCAAAATAGAAGTATC